CATATATTCATCAATGGTATTCTTTCCAAGGAAATAGTAACAGTTGACATTATTCTTCTGGCCGTTACGGTGTGCCCGGTCTTCCGCCTGTTCGCAATCGCTGAACGTCCATGGGAACTCAATAAAGGCCACACGACTGGAAGCAGTCAGCGTAAGCCCCGTACCACCTGATTTGTAGTTCAGAATAATAAGTGTACAATCTGGATTATTTTGGAAAGCATCTACAGCCATCTGTTTCCGGGTAGCATTATCTTCACCTGTAACCGTTACTGCTTGAGGAAACATCTTTTTCAGTTCCATTACTACTTCTTTCAGATAAGCAAATACTATCAGCTTTTCTCCCCCATCGATAACGTCATGAATAAACTCGGCAGCCGCCTTGATTTTTCCACGAGCGGAAATGGCTTTCAAAATGCCCATCCTTACCATAACCTCTCCCCTCATGGACTTAGCGATTTTCTCATCGTCCGCATTCTTGAACACACGAAGATATTGTATAAGGTCACTCTCCGCTTTTTCGTATTCCAACCGCGTAGTTATATCCATTTCGATATACTGCCGAGTCTTGTCCGGAAGTTGGGTCAATACCTTTGCTTTCTCACGCCGAAAGAAACATGTATTCCAAAGACGCCAATTCAGTTCTTTCAGATTGGATGCTTTCTTCGGTCCGTTGCAGAAGCGCTCGGTAAATGTCTTATACCCGCCGAAGTCTTCCAGACGTCCCATTATCTTAAGCTGTTGTATAAGGTCTGTGTTATCATTCACAACAGGTGTTCCTGTCAGTTCAAGAATAAACTCCTTACCTTTGCAGATACCTTCAACAAACTTACTTTGCTGGGTCTTGGTAGACTTACATTTATGGGACTCGTCAATAATAACTGATTTGAAAAGCGTTATACGAGGGTCAAAAGAGATTGATTTCATCGTAAACCGTACATCATCCTTAACGTCCAGAACAAAGAACTTTTTCAGCGACTCATAGTTAGTAATGAAAATATCACAGCACTTGGTTTCAATGAAGCGCTGCCAAGTATTTTAGTTCTTATCATCAAGAATTAAAGCCTGTTTTCCAGCAAACTTCTTGAACTCACGTTGCCAGTTTATCTTAAGTGCGGCCGGGCATATGACAAGGCAGGGGTAAGATTTCGCAATCGTTACCGTACCTATTGCCTGTAACGTCTTACCGAGTCCCGGCTGGTCACCGAAGATACACCGTTTATGAGACAAAGCGTATGCAATGCCCTCTTTCTGATAATCGTATGGTTCAAGGAGTAATCCATGGGGTACGGTCAGTTGCGGCATCGGAGCAATGTCAAAAGTTATATCAGCTTTTCGTTGCTCCGACCGCTGTACCGATCCGCAATATCCATATTGTACCGCCCAATTTGCCATAGTGTTGACATACCATTCATCGGCAAGGTCAACCCACCAGGCTTTTTCATTAAAAAGATAAGCCTTTTTAGCGTTTGCCTTGACTGACGGGATGTTCTTCACACATTTAATCAGCATCGGATGATACATGAATTTAAGTTTGAAACCGTCCGGGTATTTGGTGATACAAAAAGGTGCTGCCATAATCAAGCTGCCGTTTCTTTAACTTTCTTACTGCGTGAATGACGCGGTTTTACTTTCTTACCGTTCACAATCAAAGTAGTACCAGTCTGTTCCGCCACTTGTTTGAGGAACTCGTTAGCTTCCTCCTCAAAAGCGGCGCCCTCTACTGGGTCAGCCACTATATCAGTCGGAGCGCTTTCATCAAACGGAAGTTCTTGTTGAACCACCGCCCACTTCTTGGCAGTCAGGTACTGTTCTACTTCATAATTACAAGCATCAATGGCTTGCTGCAGCTCAAAGGCGTGTTCGTATTCCTCGTTCTCATTGTTGAACATGGTAAACGGTGCAATAAGATTGAGTACCTTTTTACTTTTGAGAAAGCGTTTACCGGCTAAAGTAACACCGGTATTATCCTCAGAGCCACCGATACTGTAACCGGTAACCTCGAATGTAGAGAAGATTCCTTCCGGCAATTCATCTATGGAATCTTTGCCGTCAGCTTCCTTTTGCTCACAGAGGAAAGTAAGGTGAGGAATAAGTTCATCGAATGCAGCACGTAAATCCTTATGAATAAGATTCTTTCCCTCAACAGTCACATTATCCTCATTCTCGTTCTTAAAAGTGGCAACAAGCGTGTTGTCCTTCGTTATTTTTGCTTTTGTGATATTCATTTCTATCTCCTATCTTGATATTCGTTGATAAATTCGTTATAGTAGCGGTCAGCCGGAAGAGGGAGTGTTATTCCCAGTTCGGCAGCGGCATCGGCCTGTACCTTATTCAGAAAGTCAGTCATCTGCACTGTATTGAGTTTCGAGGTGCTTCCGGCGATAACCGTTTCTTTACCTTTGATATAGGAAGCTCTTCTAAGAAAAAGGTTACAGTAATAGTCGTGTACATCCTGTTTATCCGTCCCCGTTTCCTGCTCAATACAAGTGAACCAAAGCCACATAAGAGCATTCTGCGATAATGTCCGCGGCTCTGTGAACCGTTCGATTTTCACACGATACCGACCATTACGAAGTTGGGAGCACATGAAGTCAAAAGATTTGCTCATGTGTACCTCACCCTTAACCTTTTCTAAAATTGCTTCTTGTGCCATTACTCTAACCCAAAGATTTTCTTGTCTGTAATAAGTTCCTTGTTAGCTTCCAAAAACTCTATGAAATGCTCACAGTGGGCGGTCAACAGTTTAACCGTCTGTTCGTGGTTATAGGTGTAGTATTCCGGGTACTGCGTTCCGCTGATTAACGGTGTACGGCTCGTACCACCCTTCAACTGATAAGCAGTGTACTCAAAAGCTTTCACACTCTCCATCTGACCGGAAGCAATCAGGCAATAAGGGTATACATGCCGCTGCCATCCATGTTCATACTTACCGAAATCATATTTGGATGTTGATTTGATGTCATAGACAATGTCCCGGAGAAGTTCGTCTATAAACCCGTAAAGCTCCACATCACCGTAACGGGTGGAGATAATGGCAGAGACAAAGACCTGGGACAATGCACCGGCAAAATATCTCGACTGCTCAATACACCATGCCCGGTCAAACAGGAAATGACGGGCAGGTGCTATATCCGTAGGCGGGAAGTCAACCTGAATAATATTGGTTTCTTCATCACCGACAATGGTATATGGTTCCCGTTCGCTTGGAATATGTTTTTTCCTGTGGATATAACAGTCAATGACAGCATTGAATGCTGTCCCTTTATCGGCCGCCTCACTCTCAAACGGAACGCGGTTTATTGTATCAAGCAGGCTTTGCTTGAGCTCCGCTTCAATTTCTTCGGGACTTTTCTTATACTCCCCCGTTTCGTTGTCAATGTTCCAGAAGCTTTCCACCTGTTCATCAGCCCGTAGATACTGCTCGAACTTATCGAGTAGCGACGGATAAAATCTGTACTTAGGCTGCCGGTTCATATTTATTGCTGAGTTTATTAAACTTTAATCCAAGCTTCTTACATTTTTCATTAAGCATCATACCGGCCCGTACCTTAGTATCAAAGATATGGCTCATTCCCGCAATCGCTTCCCGTACCTCATTGGCCGACTGCATATCGGTCACCTGTTCCACTGTATCACGAATAACCTCAAGAACCTTATCATATTCTGAAGATAACTCTGTCTGTTTTGTCTGATACTCTTTATAGGTATTGATAATGTTCGTCATAAAATCATTCTTTCCCGTAATGGTACCGGAAGCATCAATAATGACAGGTATCTTGATACGTGAAGAAAGATTGCAGGTGTTCTTACCGTAGAACTTCTCGCACGGATCAAAGGAGATTGTTCTATCCTTGCCAATGGCTTCCATATAACCGACTAAATCCAGTTCCTTAATCAAGTCGCCGGCAGATGAACCGCCAATCTCCGGGCGTATCTGTTTTTCATCACCGACTTTCTCTTCCCGTTCATGGGCCACGAAGATTACAGACTTACCCATTAAGGTTACCTGATTTACAAAGCTGATGAACATATTCTTTCTCACTCCATACCCCTGTAATGAAAGAGTTCCGTCAGCTTTCTTCATTTTCGGGTTCGCTGCCATGATAGCCTTATCCATGAAAGAGAGCATCTTTCCGGCGGTATCAATCACAATCGTATCAAACTCTTTGATTTCCTCAGAAGCAAGTACCTGATTCGTTTCATCCCAGCTTGTAATCTGAACAGTGGGTACACGATGAGCCGCATTGACACGGTGAATACCGCCGTCGTAATCGAAAAGCACAGGGTTGGGGGCAGATAATGCCAATGTCGTTTTACCCATACCCGGTTGTCCATAAATCAGCGCTGACAATGTAGTCTTAACGGTCAGCTCGTTAGGTTTCTTAATCAAACTCATAATGATAAAATTTATGTGGTTAATAAAAAAATATCGTGGAAGTTGGCGGACTCGAACCGCCAGTCTCCTCGAATGAGGTGTGTTAGCCATTACACCGAACTCCCGAATAAGAAAAAGGTGTACTATCTTCACAGACAGAACACCTCAGCACAACCAAATAAAAATACTAAACTATATCTGCCCTCGCTTGGGCATTGCTCCCGGATAGGCGGCCAAGCCACACCGGGAAGGGTAGTTAACAAGATAGTTTAAAGTATAAAACTCAAATAGGGGCATTCTCCCTACGACGTCCTTTTCGCCGGCATTATTGGTTAATAAATAGAGGATTATCCTCGTGGGTAATGTGGGATTTGAACGCCACGACCTGTACATGAATGAAACCTTTAAATAATACCATGACAAATTACCAACATTAAATAATCATGTACCGCTCTACCTGACTGAGCTAATTACCCGTTTCTGCCCGCTATATCTTCACAGACCTTGCCGGCAGTAGTCTAACTAAACAAGTTTTATGTAATACACTTCCTCCGCTGAGGTTTATATCTTTATTATTTTCTTCAACACATTATGATAAAACCAAATCGAATACACTATACCAAAAAGGTTAATAGTATAGTTCCACTCTCCCGTTACCGGGTCAGATCCGTTGAACATTGCCAAACAAGGCAAAGCCAGTACATTAAGCAATAGCACGTTGAGAATTATTCTTTTCATGGCTTCTTCCTTTTCTTACTTTCGCAAAACTCAACACATCCGAAGCGTTGTAATAACTTCGTCCATTAGGTCTATATTCAACTCTCACTCTTCGAGAATTTACCAAAGCTTTCAATCTACCTGGCCCACCTACTATTCTTTCTGATTCTCTCTTAGGAAAGGTACGCTTATCCATGATGGTAAGTATATCTGCCAATCTTGCCTCCGCCGTCCCATCAATCAACATGGAACTGCGTAAATTACCGTTTACCTCATATATCATGCTGCCCAAAAATTAAAATTATTATTACTCCGCCCCCCTATTCTTATATAGCGCATTGCAGTACGTGCTCGTGAGGGTGTTTTCATTCTCCGCAAATCAATATCATTACAAGTAACTTGCATCACTACGAAAAGAATGGAGAATAAAAGTTCAAGTCCATGCTTCCGTAACTCGTTCAAATCAAAATTGCGTTTCAATCTGTCGCAAATCATATACAGAAGCAATTCGGTATCTTTGGATATGCCCAACTTTCGATAGATAGTCCGCTTCTGCGTCTTGATAGTCCAAACAGACTTACTCAGATTATTTGCTACCTCTTTGTCGGCAAGTCCCTTGCAATACTCATTTGCAACAAGCATTTCCGCAGGAGAAAGGGAAATCATCACGCAACCCTTTCTACATCAAAAAGACCTTTTTTCTTATCAGTCTCTCCTACTTTCCAGTCTGCGCCTTCAACACAAAATTCCTCTCTTAACCGAGGAATTATTGTTCCTTTGATTGAAGGCTTCGCTTTCACTGGGAAAGTAAGAATATCTCCTACTTCCATATCTCTCAAAGCCGGAGTGTAGTTCTCTGTGATTATTTTCTTTTTCATTACTATAAAATTTTAATGATTAATATTTGAGTTCTCCCGAACCAATTCGATTGGCGGCATCACGCTTTATTCGGGAGATTTACTTAACTTTGGAGTGCAAAATCTAAAAATTAAGTAAGTATGAGTAAATTCATTGAAATCCCTGTTAACGAGGAAAAATGTATCATTAATCTTGATGCTATTCAAAGTGTACATCCTTTAAAAGAAGGTGGTTGCGAAATTTCTTTCCTCGAAGGTTATTTGAAGCGTATTATAACCAAACTTCCCTATTCTGAGTTACTAAAACTCATTTGGAAATAATCACTTCTTTTCTGTATATCGGGATTGAGAACAGTTTGATAATTACTATACAAGGTTCTCTCCCGGTATCGCTCTTACTGACAAATCTACCATTCTCAGGAAGTATGCTTACTTGCTTTTCTATAATTGCTTTCATAGGTTAATCTTTTTACCATAATTATTACGCCTTCCTCGAAACAACTCTTTAAAAACTTTCCAAAAAAGGTATAATATAAAGGGAAGTAATACTATTGAGAGGAGTGTTTGCAACACAAAATTCACTGACAATGCATCAATCGCATACTCGATTGGCGAATCTTTAATGTAATCTATTATTTCATTCATTTTCTCTCTATTTTTAATTAATATTCGTGCCCCGATAAGCTCTCTCTGCTCTTCTCAACGGAGTTATCAGCTACTGTACTTCACTACATGACCGTTCGGGGCGTGTCGGCTTCTCATTTCGCACCGTTGCAAATCTTTCGCTCGTTCTGAACTCCCATTCAGACATCATCGCAAATTCTTGCTACTCCGGGTATCTCTCGCGTCCTCTATGTTGGGTTTGAGGGTAAGCGCCAGTATCGCTTTCTGGAACGGACTACTTAGGGCAATCACTCCATCTTGTTCTCTATCTCCCATCAAAGGATAGGCTCAAAGACCGGATAGAGATTTATTTCTACTTTTTCAGAATATCCAAAAGCAACTCTTTATCCGCTTCCCAAAGATTGTAGCCTTTAGCAATCTTTCTTCTGAGATATTCACGTTCACCAATCATTGAGATTGCCTTTTCTCTCAAATCGCTTGCGCTCCATTTTTCAGCTTGGTCTATCAAGAAATTAGAGAGGCATTTACGCTCTTCGTATAACTCACGTACTAATACAGTTTTTCGCTCTATCTCTTTAAGTACGGTTGGATTCTCAATCCACAGCTTACAAAAAGCGTCTTTATCAAGGTCTGTATTCACGTAGCATTCCTCAACCTCGGCATAACCGTCAACCGATAACTTTAATCCTGTTCTCTCTTCAAATTCTTGTTGTAGCATATCTTTTGGTTTTAAGTTTATCAATTTTGGGAAAGCTGCCCGGTGAAGGGTAAAGTGTTCGCTTGCTATCACGAACCCTCGCGGCTTTTGTCACCGGTATAGCACTGACCTTTTCTGCAGCTTTGTTTATATTTAGTCGCCTACGTAACGAGAACCGAAAGCACCTTTGCTGTTTGGATTGTAGTAGGCGGAAGATGGAGCGTTGAAGCAATCGTAAGTACTTCTTCTTTCCGGTTGTATTAAAGCAGCTTGCATGGCTTCTTTCTCTGCTTTTCTTGCTTCTTCATCAGCGATACGCTTCTTTTCATTAGCCCAAGCAATTTTCATGCAGTCACCGAAAGTCTGTACCCCGTGAGTAAGCTGGTATAGCTTGAAATACTTTCTGTATATCTCATGAGCCGTTTTCATAATCTTGCGTAAATCGTACTTTTTCATTGTCTTACTCCTTTTTAGGTATATTGTTTTTTTGGTTATCTCGACAAAACTCGCTTACTTTGCTGTTGTTGTCATTGTTGATGTTGCAAAGATAGATTTAATATCTAATTCAACAAACAACAAATCTAATTATTTTTAGATATTAACTCTAATTAACTCTATTATGGCTGGATTAAAAGAACGACTATCCCATTTTATTGATTATACTGGTTTAACCGTTCAAATGTTTGAAAAGACTGTTGGATTAAGCAATGGCGCAGTATCTAAAATGGGAGACAACACCAGGCGTTCAACGATAGATAAAATATCTAATTTCTTTCATGATTTAAATACAAACTGGTTGTTAACGGGAGAAGGAGAGATGCTCATCGGAGAATATCCAACAGGAAATGAAATTACTATACACAAAAATTATGCTCCTAAATCACGTGAAATTCAGTACGATTATAAGCTTATACCTATCGTACATATTGATAGCGTTGGGGGAATGCACTCCCCGAATGCCATCATAGGGGAGCCCCAATATATAGAAGGATATGCCCCTTTCACCGATGCCAAAGAAGGAGACATTTGCATTATACAATCTGGAAATAGTATGGTGCCTACCTGCCCGTCAGGTAGCCTTTTACTGCTTCGCCAAGTCTTAAATTGGCAAGAATATTTCGGTTATGGTAATATTTTCGTTATCGAACTTACCGATGGCCGCCGAATTACTAAAGAAGTATCACGCTATAATGAAAATCCTAATGAATACATCTGGTGTATATCTCACAATGCCAATGTACCGGATGAAGAACTTCCTAAAAGCATGATTAAGTCTGTTTGGAAAGTCATCAAAATACAAATAGACAAAGGATGGTAAATACAATTTAAAAGTTATAAATTAGTACAATATTATTATGAAAAATGTAATTATCATGGCGTTGACTGCCATATTCATTCTATCAGGGTGTAAATCAAAAGAAGAAAAAGCATTGGAAATAATCAAAAATGAAATGTTCAAAACATTATATGATTTTGAGAGCTATCAGCCGATAGAAACCAAAGTAGATAGTGCTTTTTTATCAGTCTATACTGATTCAGTCATTATTAAATATGGATATATTCTCAATGAATTTTTGAAAGATGCAAATGAGGCTTTAAAGGAAATAAAAGAAGCACACAGCAGCATGGATATATGGAGTGATTCTTATTCAGAATATGGAAGAGAACAATACTATAAAGCAAAAGAAAAAGCTGATAAAGAACTCAAAAAGGCTAATTTATATATTGAAATAATGAATGCTCAATCTGATACCATAAAACAACTTGCGCAAAACATCAAGCCTGAATTCTATGGATGGAAAGTTACGCACAAATTTAGATGCAAAACAAAAGGAGGTAATTCTACAATTGGTAACTATATCTATTATTTCGATAGAAACGTAAAAAATATAATTTACCAAGAAGATACTGAAGATGAAGATTTGGCAAAAGTCAAAAACTTAATTAAAGAAGCTATTGAAAAAGAAGCAACAGAGAATGAAAAAACTAATCACAACAATATAGAAGAATAATTTTTACATAATAATAAACTTTTAATATTTCCAATACTATGGATTTTAAAGACACTATTAAACAGCTCGCAGATAGAATCGAAAAGCTGAAAGAAAACATTCAGACAGAAGAAGCAACAAAAAATGCTTTTATCATGCCCTTTATTAATGCTCTCGGATATGATGTATTCAATCCTTTGGAAGTACTTCCTGAGATGACATGTGATATCGGTACAAAAAAAGGAGAAAAGATTGATTATGCTATTATGAAAGACGACCAACCTATTCTTTTGATTGAATGCAAACATTGGAAACAAGACTTAAATCTGCATGACAACCAACTGTTACGCTATTTCAATGTATCAAAAGCTAAATTCGGTCTTTTAACCAATGGCATTATTTACCGATTCTATACTGATTTAAAAGAGCCTAACATAATGGATGATAAGCCATTTCTGGAAGTAGATATCACTGATTTAAGAGACAATCAAATTGAAGAATTGAAGAAATTCCACAAATCATATTTTGACATAGACAATATTTTGAACTCAGCTAGTGAATTAAAATATATGGGAGAACTAAAAGCTATCATACAAGAAGAATTCTCCTCTCCTAGTACTGATTTCGTAAAAATGTTTGCCACAAAAGTTTATGATGGTAGAATGCTTCAAAACATAATAGATCAGTTCACACCTTTGGTTAAACGCGCCATTTCTTCACATATCAACGATATTATTAATGACCGTTTGAAAGGAGCTTTGACTGTCAGTGATTCCAAAGTAGAGGAAAGTCAAACAAAGAATCCTGGAACTACAACAGAAGATACTGAAGCAGAAGCAATCACAGAATCTAAGATTGTTACCACAGAAGAGGAATTAGATGCATACAGAATCGTAAAAGCTATTTGTAGAAAGAAAGTGGATATATCTCGTATAGTATACCGTGATGCACAGACTTACTTCAGCATTTTACTTGACGATAATAACCGTAAACCTATTTGTCGTATGTACTTTAATACAGCTACTAAATATGTAGCCACTATTGATGAAAACAAAAAAGATGTAAAACATATCATTGAGAATCTAGATGACATCTATAATTATGAGGATGATTTCTTTAAGGCAATTGATATGTATGAGCACAAAGATTAATGTTATTGTGATATTATGAACAATATAATTGCTAACTGCTTATGTCAGTGGAAAAACCCAAAACACTGCTCCCTTACCCCCACCTGTAAAGGTTGGGGATGCCGGTTCCTTGGTACTCCCATAGAGGAACTACCGACCACTGACAAGGAGAAAGCAAAGTTGTTCTCCAAAGTGTATCGGGAAGCCAGAAACAAGGGCGTTCTTGAGTGCCCACATTATCGTTCTTTGTTCATTGATGAAGTGCTTGAAAACATAAATGAAAGTAACGTAACATTACAAAACATGAATTGA